TAATTGATGGGCTAGGGGTTGGGCTTGGTAGTGGTCTACCAGTTCCCGGATTAGCCGATGCTCCTACAGGTCCATTAGCATTTACTACGGTTTCTCCAGTAATAGAAACAACTGATTTAGAAAAAAATTGGCGTTGCCCATTAGTGGCTAAATCCCTATTGATTGTTTCAGGTATAATATACCCGTACAATGTTATACTTAAATTTGTTTTAGCTACACGTTGATCACTAATACCATATTCATTAGTAGAATCAAATCTATCAATATATGTTCTAAATTGATAACGATTTTTATTACCCCAATATGAATCTGAAGCAAATTCAATAGCTTCAACTATTTTATTATTTTCCTGTATAAAATTAGTAATAATAACACAATCATACGTTACATTGATGTAATCTGGTACAGGGGTTAGGTAGAATTTTTCGGATGGTAAGTAATTATTTAAAATATCAAAATTAGTATATTGATTTTTTGAATTATATCGTCCTTGAGCAACAGCAAAATTATTTACATTATTACCATCTAATTTATTTGCTAATGTTCTATTTTTTTCAAACCCTGTTCTTCTTACAATAATATATGGGTACATTGCTTTCCCATTTTTATCTCTAAAATATCCATCTTTTTGGACTGATACCCATCTTTCAGCGGACGCATAAGCAACAGGTACAGATATTTGGTTTCCATTTTGTACTACTACAGGTTTAATAATATTGTTAAAGTAAAAAAATACAGCCTCATCAATATCTTGTAAACCAATTGAAAGTGGTGTGATGTCATTTTCAATATCAACAGATATTTGGTTTGCACGAGTTATTCTATCTTCAGGTAAAGTAGGCACATCAGCAGGTGAAATATAAGGTTCAATCTGCTCATTTACTCGTCTAGCTGGTGTATTTGGTAATATTGGGAGTTGTCTTGACATTATCTAGATTGGGTTAATCCTAATGATTCTGGTGATACGTAATGAGCATTAACAATGATGGAAAAACTTGCTCCAAAATTATCTAAATAAGCACCATTGTAATTATATTCAGGTACTTTACCAACTATATCTTGATTTTCATTAACTAAATTTATTTCGTAATAATCATTATTCCATAATACAATATCTCCGATTTGAGGTATAATGTTTTGTAGTACTAAGTCTTTACGTAAAAATCTAAATTTAAAATTTCTAGTAAAATCAGGTCCTATTTGATTATCATAATCTCCTTCATAATCTCCTCTATCAATCAAACAAACTATTAATACAGGAGGAAAATACATTTTGGTTCCACCTTCAGCTTCACCATAAACGTTAGTTGTTGTTTCATCTAAGGATATTTGATAGTATCCCACGTTTTGTTCAATAATGTTGTGTAACAACTCAGCATTGATAACATGGAAAAAAGATATATCTCGAGAACTACCATATAAAGCCATAATTAGTAATTTCTAATTTTTAATATTGTTTTTGTTCTAACCTCAAATTTTACTAATCCTGGGATTTTTAGTGCTTCAGATTTGATACCCTTTATGGTTTCAATAGAATTTCCTTGAGAAATATATTTCATTTCTAACAGAGAATAATTATACAAATCAGATGAAGCTGCTTGGAGTTGATCATTATCAATTACTTTAACAACAATAACATTCTTAATACCACGAATTTGGTTATATATTTCAGTAAAGTTAACCTCATTCTTCATTTTTAAAATGATTTGAACGAAATAGGTTTCAAATGCTCCTTCGGTTAATAATTGTTCTAAGTATCCCATATTAAAATATATAAAGTCCCATTGGAACGTCGTTTAATGTTTTATTTAAGTTGTCAGAGTTAGCTGCTAATTTTTCTAATTGAGCTTGACGTCCTGTTTTTTCTAGCATATCTCTTAATTGAGTTAATAGTGCTTCTTTAGTTGACCTAGCATCAGTTAATAAATCTTGTTGATTTAATGTTACTTCTGAACCAGGAATAGGCACAGTGCTATATTTTCCTCTAACATATCCTAAAATTTCTCTACATAATGCTAAAGTATATTGGTAAATCCACATTCTACCTATAGAATTAATGTAATTGTAATTAGGATTAATGTAAGGTACATTAGAAGGATTAGTAATCAAATTAGTTGCCGCAGAACCACTCGCATTTCTTCCACCAACTACGCTATCTCTTTCAGACCCTTTAACGTATTCTATCCAAACATTATATTTTGCTGGTGGTACTGGGAAGAGTTTTAATTGATTGTTTTGTATTTCGAATGAAAATTGTGCTCTTCTAATCTGGTCATTTAATTTAATTGCTTGGATTCTTTGTAAATCAAAGAATAAAGGCATTAATAAAAATGTAATAGCAGGCGAATATGCTCCAAATCCAAAGCTGTTTAATAAACCTTCATAACTATATCCAATACCAACGTAAGGATCAAAATATCTTACTGCAGCAGGTGGTGCTTCAAAAAATACTCGTTTAATTTCAATATAATCATTTGGTCCTATAGAAGCAGATTGTTGTGCCCATAAATTCATGTCGTATGATTGAATATAGGGTATTGTTTGTAGGGCTCCACTATAATAAGTGACATTACCTCCTACTCCGGCTTCAGTTCCATAGTTTTCTGCTATTCTAACAGCACCTCCTAATGAAGGTGTCATTAACAATTGATTAAATGGACCCGAACCTGTTGAATTTCCTTCCATTGAAAGCATATTTTCCTGTACTTGGAATTGATATACTTCATTTCCATATACAGTTACAGCTTCTTCAAAAGCAGTATAAATTTGAATAGGTTGAAGTTCAACCACCTCAATAGGCCATCCTAAACGTCTAGTAACAAATACTACAACGCTATCTGCATCGGTTTGAAAATCATATTGGTAATCATAGAATCCAAAAGGCGTATCGCCTGGGAAAAATTGAGAGGTACCATCATATACAGGAATATCAGCCATTTTTGTGTTTTAGTATAAATATTATTTTCTCCAGGGAAGACCTTGTTTTATTGTTTGAGAGTCTTTTGCTACTTTTTGAGCGGCAACATTATCTTGAAGAGTATTTTCTATGGTAGTTACTTCTTCTTCTCCTAAAGAAGATTTAATCCATCCTAACACATTTTCATGTGTTAATTCAGAATAAGGTATAAATCCCTCTACAGAAGGATCTCCTGTTAATTCTAAATACCCAATTGTCCTATCAATATAGTTTTCCAATTGCACTGTGCACCCGTAGTGTACTGCTATAATTAATCCATCTGCTGTTTGATATGTTGTATCAAAGATTTGCCAAGTTGTTGTCATTTTTTTTTATTTTATAGTTCTATCCAAGTATTGTCTGGGTTAAATCTTATTATGACAACTCCGTTTGGTTGATTTGTTTCATTCCAAAATGTATGGCCTATTACTCTTACCACTTCTCCTGTACCTGTTGGTGGGTTCTCAGTTATTTTTCCTGCATTTACTGATAGATATAGTGGCGCACCTTCTGCTACATTGGCAGGGTCGCTTACATTTGCTGAAGAAACAAAACCATTTAGTAGTACGTTTATTGCTTCATCTGCACCACTAGTAGAGGTTAGTGTAATACCCAGTAAATGTGTTGATTTAGCATCTGCAGATGATGCATCAGCTAATGACCATTTCCTGTTTGATTGCATTGCTACAATTTCTCCTGCAGCCAATGTTACATTTGAGATTTCTTCGCTTAGAATTTCACCAGTAGCATAATTTGCATCCCAATCATTAAGATTAGTAAGTATTGAACTAACTCCATCTATTATTTGGTAATCAGCAGTTAAACTACTTAACTTCCCAGCAACAACACTTACTGTCTCTGCTAACAGACTACTACCATCAAACGTTAAATTAGATTCACCGTTTATATCACCACCGCCTGTTGCTGTAAGAATGTAATTGTCTGTGTTGTTTGAAACATTATTTGCAATACTTGAAACATTAACTGCATTTGAAGCACTTATTGCAAATGAAGCAGATAATATACTATTTGAACCGTTAGGTCCATATACATTTGAAGCTGTTACAAAAGAAGCTGTAGCTGCAGTTGTTGTGGCTGGTGCCCAAGAAGCACTTACCGCCCATGAAGCAGTTCCAAATAAAGAACCTGTTATACCTTGAGTTACTCTTAATGATCCTGTTACTTGAACCGTATTTCCTGATGCAAAGATTAAATTGCTTCTAGCTGCATCTGAGGTTCCATTCCCATGAATAAATGCAGATTGTATGGATGAAGATAGGTTATATTGACCCTGTACGTGTTGATATGTACCTGATGTTACTGTTTCCCATCCTTCAGCATGTGATCCTAATCCTAATGCTAAGGTGTTAAGTCCTTCAGCATGAGAAATACCTCCTGATGCAATTGTGTTCCTCCCTTCTGTATGTGAATAGTTTCCTTGTGCTTGAGTATTATCACCCTCTGCGTGTGCATAGTCTCCTGATGCTGTTGTAAGTCTTCCTTCAGCATGTGAGTACAGTCCTCCAGCAAATGTCTTATCTCCTTCTGTATGTGAATAATTTCCTGAAGCTGTTGTAAGTCTTCCTTCAGCATGTGAGCCTGTTCCTAATGTTAGTGTAAACTCTCCCTCTGCATGTGAAAAAACTCTTGATGCTAATGTTCGTCTACCTTCAGCATGTGAGTAGTTTGCTAATGCTACTGTAGTATCACCTTCGGCATGTGAACCTTCTCCTGATGATGTTGTAAAAAATCCTTCGGCATGTGAATTAGTTCCTATCGCTCTTGTGGTATCACCTTCGGCATGTGAATACTGTCCTACTGCTCGTGTAGTATCTCCTTCAGCATGTGACCAGTTTCCTTGTGCTACAGAAGAATTACCTTCAGAATGTGAGTGTAATCCTTGTGCTGTTGTAAGTCTACCTTCTGCGTGTGAGAAGTTTCCGGATGCTGTAGAACCTGAGCCTTCAGCGTGTGAATAATCTCCTGATGCTATTGTATCATAGCCTTCTGCATGTGAAAAATCTCCTGATGCTGTTGTGAATCTTCCTTCAGCATGTGAGTACAGTCCTACTGCTCGTGTATTACGTCCTTCTGCATGTGAGAAGTTTCCTAATGCTATCGTTAGGTATCCTTCTGCATGTGAATACTGCCCTGATGCTAGTGTAGTCGAGCCTTCTGCGTGTGAGAACTCTCCTGATGAGATTGCAAAGCCTCCTTCGGCATGTGACCAGTTTCCTGATGCCGATGTAGATGATCCTTCAGCATGTGAAGCTAATCCTAATGCATGTGTATTCTGTCCTTCTGCATGTGAGTAATCTCCTATTGCTCTTGTAATGTTTCCTTCTGCATGTGAATATTCTCCTGATGCTAGTGTATTACGTCCTTCAGCATGTGATCCTACTCCTGATGCTGTTGTGTAGTATCCTTCGGCATGTGAATTATCTCCTGATGAACGTGTAGCAACGCCTTCTGCATGTGAGGATACTCCTGATGATACTGTGCTCTCTCCTTCGGCATGGGAATATGTTCCTTGTGAGATTGTGAATGTTCCTTCAGCATGTGACCAAAATCCCGATGCTATTGTATTCTGTCCTTCTGCGTGTGAATGATCTCCTGATGATGTTGTATAGTATCCTTCTGCATGGGAGTAGGAACCGGATGCTAGTGTATTCTGTCCTTCTGCATGTGAGTAATCTCCTATTGCTATTGTATTGACTCCTTCAGCATGTGAATAATCTCCTGATGATATAGAGCCTGAGCCTTCAGCGTGTGAGAACTCTCCTGATGATGTTGTATAGTATCCTTCTGCATGTGAGTAGTTTCCTATTGCTCTTGTTAGACCTCCTTCTGTATGTGACTTTTGTCCAAATGCTACTGTACCTCCTCCTTCGGCATGTGAAGCTTGTCCTAATGCTTGAGTAGTATCACCTTCGGCATGTGAAGTTTCTCCTGATGCTACAGCACCTACTCCTTCTGCATGTGAATATTCTCCTAATGCCCATGCGTTATAACCTTCTGCATGTGACCAGCTTCCTGATGCCCATGTGTTATAACCTTCTGCATGTGACCAAAATCCTGATGATGTTGTATATTGCCCTTCTGCATGTGAAGCTTCTCCTGATGCTATTGTAAGGTTTCCTTCTGCATGTGAGTAGTTTCCTCCTGCTACTGTAAAGCCTCCTTCTGCATGTGAACCATCTCCTTGTGCTAGAGTACCTCCTCCTTCAGCGTGAGAATACTCTCCTATTGAGTTTGCAAATTCTCCTTCAGCGTGTGAGAATAGTCCTGATGATGTTGTGTATCTTCCTTCTGCATGTGAATAGGACTGGATTGTTGTTGTGGCATATCCTTCTGCATGTGAGTAATCTCCTATTGCTATTGTAAGGTTTCCTTCTGCATGTGAATATGGTGCTGATGCTGTTGTATCACGCCCTTGGGCTAGAGAACCTGTTAATCCATAAGATCCAGTTAATTGTTTAGAATTAATCCAAACACTACCACTTTTAACAAGTAAATCCCCATATGATGAAGTCGTAGTAGTATCCACTACATCATGTAACTCTCCTAATTCATATCCGTTATCAATACGAACATACATTGAACCATTATTAAGTTGTACTCTTAATACTTGTCCTAATCTTACAGCATGTAATGGTGCTACTGGTGCTGTTCCTATTATAGATCCAGTTGCTCCTAAATAAAGTAATTGTCCCGCTGAAAAGGCATTTGTGTTTATTCCTATTAATGTACCTTCTGTTATAATATATCCAAAACTATCATTAGGAATATCTTGATTAGTAATACCTAATGTATTAGCTGATACTTCATCACTTTCATACGAGGCTGTTGCTATTAAAGCATTGTCACCTGTTGCTCCTGATATTCTTACTACTTTTCCTTTATCGATTTGAGCTCCAGTTACATTTTTAACATATATTAAAATGTCTTGAGCATTTAAAGAAGAAGATGCATTTGTAGCATATGAAGCACTAATGGCAAATGAAGCACTGTTTGCATTTAAAGCATAAGATGCTGTTATAGCTTGAGAGGCACTTGTTGCAAATGAGCTTGATATTGCTCTTGAAGCAGAGACAACAAATGATGCTGTACCTGATAAATTTGGAACAGTTAAAGTATTAGTACTTGGATTATAAGTAAATGTTGTTTCAGAGTCTTGATATAAGTCATAAGTTCCAGTAGTGGAAACAGCTGTAGCTGCGAAAGGTACTTTAAATGCAACAGCTTCTGCATTGGTACTTACTGTTACTTTTGAAGCATTTGTAGCCCATGAAGCGGTTCCAAATAAAGAACCTGTAATTCCGTTTATAACGGTAAGAGTATTTAACGAGGCATCAGAGCCACTCGTTATGATTTTTTTCCAACTTGGCATAGATAAAATTTATTATGATTGGTTACAAGATTGCTTGCCCACTTCCCATACGGGTCTATAATACACCAATAAATATACGAGGATAAATGAGTATTCCAAGCAAATTTCTAAAGAAAGACGCATGGAATACACAATGATAAAATATTAGGTGTATGGGGTATTGTTTTATATATAATACGCGTTAATTTGCGCGTTATATGCTAAATTTTACAGATTATTGCGTCCATAATATACCACCTTCTCCAGCTTCAGTTGCATCATCAAAGAATCTAACTATTACTTGCCAAACATATGTATTTGCTGGAAGTATTAGGTCGGGTGGAGGAGATTCAGAAAGTATATTTGGAAAGATTGCTTCAGCATATCTACCTTGTGCACCTATAGAAACACTAGTAAGTACAGAACCGTCACTAGGTCCTAAAAACGACCAAAATCCATAAGCTTTAAAAGTAACAGGATCTCCTATTATTTCAACAGTTCCATTTAATACAACTGTATATTCACCACCACCACCACCACCTGTGCTATAAGCAACATATTCATCACCAAACCACTCTACAGAATTAACAGGTATTAATGGACTAGTAGGTGTTGGTGTTATTGATGGTGTTATTGATGGTGTTTTAGATGGTGTTACAGTGGGTGTTGGAGTTGGAGATGGTGAAGCAACTACAGTACAACTATCTCCAAATATTGGTTGTATACTAAGAGCAGCACCAGTTATTATAGTTAAAGGAGTTCCAACCTTCATACAAATATTTAAAGAACTAACATCAACAACATTTATACCTGTAGGTAAATAAACATTAAATATCTTTAGGGCCCCAGCACAATTTGTGTATTGAATTCTAACATAATTACCTCTTTCTACATTACAACTAAGTGAATCTAAAAATCGACATAAACCAGGAGTAACGGATGGAGTAGGGGTTTGGGTTGTTGTTGGAGTAATAGTTCTAGTTGGTGTGATCGATATAGTTGGCGTAACAGATGGTGTTCTGCTAGGAGTTCTTGTAACTGTAGGTGTTATAGATGGTGATGTTGATACAGGTACAAATGTTATTGTATTTGAATAGTTACTTTGTAAGTTATTTGGACAGCATTGTTTAATTCTAAAATACCAATTCCCACTACAAATAACACAACCATACACATCAGCTATAGTTACTTGAACAGGTGATATGCATCCAAACCCATCAGCGCATTCATCATAACCGCATGAGGTCCAACTAATTCCGTCGCAAGAATATTCATAAATAACATCATTACAATTAGGTAAAGAAGTAAAAAATAAACCAAATGTATATTCACTTAAATGACGTGAAACTAAAGTAACATTATTTAATACCGGAGCACTACATATTTGAGAAGGTGTTATAGATGGTGTAGGAGTTATAGTTATACCTGGTGTTACAGTTGGAGATGGTGTTGGTACTAACCCGCATGGTGCTAATGTATTGGTTAGCTCAGACCCATTATTTATAACACTATTAAGTATCCCAAGTGTGTTGTCTACGCAGAAATCTATCGGATCTTCTCCATATAAAATTATTCTTGTTTGTAAAATTAAACTACAATCATAATATTCAACCCATGAAATATCGTATGGTTGATCTGTAGGTGCTGTTAAATTCCAAGTAGTGCATCCGGTTACACCAGTTGGTGTTGGTGTTGGTGTTGGTATAGGACAGGCCCCTAACACTACATTAAATGTTGCTGTTAATGTTGTATTATCATATAAAGCCCACCCCGTTGTTGGGTTTAGGGTATTGTTATAATTTCTAGGTTCTCCATCGTAAGGCCACCCATACATTACCCAATAAGTCCCAGTCCAAAGAATAGTTAATAGAGTTGTTCCATCATATCCTATCCAAGAAGGATACCCATTAATAGTACCATTATATACAAAAGTAACATTTATCATATCTTAAGGGCAAGGATTAATTAAACTTGTTGTCCCTACTTGCCAATAAATATTACTAGCACAAGGTAATGTTTTATCAGGGCTACCTCCAATAGTAGTTATGTATTGTCTTGAACCAGTATTAAAATAATTTTTAGTTGTACCATCCCAAGCAGATATATTTAATTGAGCTGCTACATTATCTATTCTATTAGCAAATCCAAACATTTGAGATCCAGCAAATACTAATCCTATAATTTTCCAAACACCTCCAATATAAGCACACAATGCTGATCCTGAGTCCCCTCCATATATTGGAAAAGGGCATGATGGATCTCCGTTTGGTTCAAGATCTGTTCTGGTGAATTGGATTTGGTTGGTAAAATTAGCTCCTGTTGGTGTTCCATTTAGATTATATCCTCCATATGGTACAGCGGGTGGTGCTGGTACTACTACTGATAATGGTACGCTAACATTAGTATCCTTAAGTCTTATTCCACAAGATGTAGATGATTTAACACCCGATGATCTACCAGAACTAACTAGTAGAGTAGTTCCAATTGGAAGATCATTTATTTCTGTTGTTGTAGCAAACGGCATAGGAGTTAAAATACTTGTTCCATACTGTTTAAATGATTCAGCGTTTGTTACTTTACTAGGATCAATTGTAACTAAAGCTCCATCTACTTGATTTACAGAAGGTTGAGGAACTATAGGAACATATCTTACTACTTCACCAACCATATAATCTGAATTTGGTCCTACTTCTCCTGGTTGGTAGTATTGATCTTGGTATTCGTTAGAATTAGTTACATTTCTATAATTGGTGTAAAATGCAGTATCTACAACAACATGATTATTTGTAACTCCAACTAATGCATTCTTTGCATTATCTACAGCTAAAAATCCTAAAGTACCTACTTTAGTTCCATTATTAAAAGATGTTATTGAAATACCACCTTTCATAGGGCGTATAACACCTCTATTTCCTGGGGGTGTATTTCCAGCAGGGTAAATAGGACCTCCAGCGGGATATTGAAATTGAAACCAAGTCCAAGTATAACAAGTATTTAATGTAGTTTGAGGACATGATAAAGGTACAACGTGCCCAATTTCAATAACATCTGTTTTATAAGCAACACCATCAATTTCAACTGTTGAGGGTAAATGTTCTTCTTCAGGTATTTCACTTAATGGTAGTTTTTTAGGTACGTTAAATACTATAGTAGGCTCTCCAATAGGTTGATCTTTACTAATTTTATGACTCCATCCTACTCCTACATAATCGGGAGTAGATTGAAATAAGTCTTCTATTTTTTGTTTAATTGGTTCTGTTAACATATTATTGAATATCTAAATATTTGTATATTGTTCTAAAAGCAGTTGATGGTGCTGATGGAGATGGTGTTGGTGTTGGCGATGGTGATGGGTTTGGATTTACATTTAAGTTAACTGTATTGCAATTAATTGATGAATTATATGATGCAAACCATTGATTGGGGTTAGTAGTAGTCCGAACCGGTGTAAATGTATAAGGGCTGTTTAAGTTAATATTGTATATAATTTCATTTGGGTATGTTGAACTAACAGCTACATATAAATTTCCATTTGATTCGAATAATTTAAAGGAATACGTACTATTCCCGGCAGGAATTGTTGATGATAAATCAATATCTAATTCTAAAGCCCCATCTGGGTATGAGTATTGGGATAAGTAGTAGACGTATTGGGTTGATGAGGTTGCTCGTCTTCCAACTGTTATTACTTTATTAGTGGCTGTTAACATAAGGGCATCCAATCCCGAAGGAGCATATATGTTAAACATAGTTGTCATTTGAGTAGCCGTAACAGTATTATTTGTTATATTTAATTTAACTAAAGGATTAACAAATGGTCCCGCAGGATTATATGTTGAACTATAATTAACAAGCGTAGTAAGCAAATTAGTATTATCTATTGCTTGTAAATAATTAAACTGGGGTCCTGAATATCCAGAAATTGATATGGTTCTGTTAAATGTTAATGTTGTTGGATTGTTTGATACATTCCATTCGTTAATATAATTAGTTTGGTTTCCTTTCCAATATTTAGTTGTTGTGTGAGCTTCAACCATATTACTTGTATTATCTCCGGGTAACGTAATTGGTGTTGAGGTATTAGTAGTAATATTATAATTGTATGTAGAAGCACCACCTGTGCTATAATAAACACATCCTAATGAACTAATATCTTTAATTAAACGTACGGAATATCCACTAGTTTTAGAGAATCCTTTAAGGTCAAGTAATGAATTATTATAATATAAATCAGCATATATTGCTAGATTAGTATATCCAGGGGTTGAGATAGCTGTAGAAGTCCAGAAAGGCCCAAATGATTTTATACCCCCAAATTGGGCATTTTCTCTTCCTCCTCCTGGTAGTCCTGTCCAACCTGTTTCATTTGTTGCTCCTGTATTAGGACTATTCCAAAGTGTAGTTCCTGTTCGTTTTAATTTACCTCCGGCTACATTTGTACCCCCCAAATACTGGCGCAATGTTTCAATTTCAGCCTCTGTTGGTACATGATAACCGACAGGAGCTAATCCACGAGGATCATTTACAGCATACCAGTTGTATAGTTTATTATATGTACAACCATTAGTTGGGTTGTTGTCGTAGTAACACCAAGCTCCTGTAGTTAGAGTATTCCAAGCTGTTGGATCTGTAACTTGTGGTATGACATCACCATTTCTATAAGTAGTAACATCTAAATTACATGCTGTCCATGTTTGTGTTCCTATTATTACATTAGGTAAAGCACATGGTGTACATGGAGGTGATGGAGATGGTGTTGGACTTGGTGATGGGCTAACAGCTGGTGCTGGTAATACAGAAGCGGCACATATACCAAAAACTGTACCTTGTATTCCACCAGGACCCGAAATAGTTAAAGTAGTATACAAACTGCTTGCATGTACTTTAAGAAATCCACCTCCTGTAATATTTTGGTTTAAACTATTGAGCCCAAAAACAGATCCAGTTACCGTATTTGCATTAATATTATCAAAACATCCCTTACATGCTGTAAGAGAAGGAATCCCACCATTAGTATTAAAAGCAAAAGATTCATAATGACCTCCAGTAGCTATAGGACTATCCCCCATACCGGTTAGTAATAATACTATGTCATTAACGGGTTGGCTAAATGTTAGAGTATAAGTAAAATCACCAGGATACCAACCTAACCAGACTGTATTTGAAGCATTAAGTACTGTGTTAGTCCCGGAACATCCTATATCACTATATGGCATTGAATTAGGAGTAATCCCAGTAAATGATGGGGTTAATGTAACTCCACCATACGTAACAGGACTAAATTTAGGGAGTAACGCTGGGGTACAAGTATCGCAATTATTAGGTATTATAAAGTTAGTATTAATACAATTGGATAGTTGAGAAGCATTAATTAAGGCTAGTCCTGGGTTTTGGACTAACGTTAGAGCATACGGTGTAGCAGTATCTATTTTATACATGTTGTACCCGATAATGTATATATTTCCATTTAATTCAACTAATCCACTAGGAGTTGTAATAGTTGGTGATAATGATTTATATAACTCTAAATCCCCCGTAGTATAATTGTACTGAAGGAGGATAATGATAGTAGGAGTATTTGTATCTCTAACTAAAATGATAAGTTTTGGATTAACACCATTAGTTACTACCAACCCACCAACAGGTTCTGTTTGTATTGGTAAAAAACATTTAGTAACAAAAGTAGCTATAGGATTTGAGGTGCCATCAGCCGGTATATTTATTTCAACTATAGGTTGAGAATATAAATTTCCACTACTGTCCGGACTAGTTATTTTGTATGAACCTACTAAAGTAGAATTATTTAGAGCAAATAATCCATTATTTGGTTTAAGACCAGTTGGTAAAGCTATATTTCTATTAAAGGTAGAAGAAAATGGAGATAATACTATATTACTTTCTCTTAAATTAACTTCAGAAGTAGCAGCTCCAGTAGCATATACCCACATTTTATTGCTTGTATTAGCAATAACTGTAGGGAGATTATTTGTATTATCATTAGCAGGGTATGGGTTTGCTGTTACACTAAGTACTGCGGATGTATTAGTTGTAAAGTTATATGAACCATATCCCTTGGTTTGAGTTCTATACAACATAGTATCACACCCACTAGCATTAGGCCCTAATAATTTACCTTTAGAACATGATAATAATGAATTTGATCCACCCGAATCTAATATATTATTTACTAAAGTCCAGTTATATGGTGGATTTGGATTTATTGAATAAACCCACCCAGTTAAAGCAGGTAAATTAGGATAACCATCCTTAAAGAAAACATATATTATATTATTAAATTGAGCAATACCAGCTATAAGACCGGCTGTTGGTGAGGTTGTTGGGGGTATTAATGTAATTTCATATTCAAAAGCTCCAGTATTATAATCGTATTGTTGAAGAGCAATTATGCTATTTGTAGTACCTGGGGTTGGGTTAGATACAGCACATGCTAATAAAAGTTTATCAGGATTACCATTTGCATCTGAGGTTAACATTAGATCTCCTTGACCTTGAAAATTGCTATTTAAGTTAAATTTAAACGTTGTTGTTAATTGTGTTGCCGGAGCGGTAGGAATATTTAATTCATAAACTTTCCATACTGTTTGCCCATTTACAATAGTAGAAGCAACATCTACAAGTGTATTATTATCTTTTGCTGTTAGTCCTGGACTAGCAGTGTATCCTGAAGGGTATAGAAGTGTTCTATTAAAAGTTGCTGTGTATGGAGGGTTTCCAGAAAGGTTCCATTCATTGATATTATAGCTATAGGTTTGAGCAATAGGATTAAATACTCCCCAGCTTTTCCATAATTTAGTTTCAGTAGAGGCAATGTCATTACCTACAACATCATTAGATAATATTATTTCTTGTTGAACATTAGTATTAGGGTTCCAAGTATAATTTTTAGTATAATAACCATTAGTTAAACTAGTTCCATTATATGATTGAAGAGCAGTAGTATAAATTAAAGGACATACATCCGACGGTAAAGAAGGTGACGGCGTTACACTTGGCGTACGAGACGGACTAATTGTTATACTAGGAGTAACAGTTATCGATGGTGTTACGCTTGGTGTAGCACTAATAGAGATACTAGGTGTAGCAGTTACTGATGGTGTTTTACTTGGTGATACTGTTATTGATGGTGTTGCAGAAGGAGATGGTGATGGTAATGGTGTTGCTGTGTCTAAACATAAACTAAACCCGGAGCCATCTGCTCCACCGTTTCCTGTTATTATTATTTGAGTATAAGGATTAGTTGCATTTACTTGAGTTAAAGCACCACCCCCGTTAGGTGAAACATATTCTAATGTTATGACATTATTGTTTATTGTAGTACCACATGATGGTCCACAAGTAGAGAGTGTAGGGGTTCCTCCGCTTGTATTAAATGTAAAAGTTTCAAGTGCTGTTGGATTGTAAGTTGTTCCGGCTCCCGATATTAAAAATTTTATATTATTAACAGGTTGGTTAAAGTTTAAGGTATAAATAAAAGCCCCAGGAGTTGCTCCTAAAATTACAAAGGGTAATGGAAGAGATACATTTGTACAAGTAGCAAAAGGAGAACCATTAGCCGGACCAAGAACTAATTCCGGGCCACTATATGTTGTACTAACTGTTAAATTTCCATTAGTTATAGTACCTGTTCCAGTTGGAGGCATTGCAATTGTATTACACGAAACACAATTTGCCGGTGGCGCTGGTAGGATTGAAGTACAATCAATACCAAATAAAGAACCACCACTTCCTCCTTGACCTGTTATGGTTAATGTATTAAATGAGCTAGGAGAAGAAATAGTAAATAAACCTCCACCATTATTAGTGTCTTCTGTACCATTAGAGGAAATTTGATTTCCTGTTATTGCGCTAAAGCAATTATTAGGACTTGTTATTGTTGGAGTTCCTCCACTTGTAGTAAATGTAAAAATTTCAAAAATATTTTCATCAAAATCAGTACTTAAACCAGTTATAGGTATTCTAATATTATTAACAGGTTGACTAAATGTTAAAATATATGTAAAAGCTCCGGATAAACCTAACCATGCTGTGTTAGCAGGAGTTGTTGTGTTACACGATGCCCAAGCATTAGGATATAAACTAATATTTCCCGTTCCTGATATTGTTATAGTAACTCCATTATAGGTAACATTATTTCCAGGTAAAGGTAGTGCTCCATTTCCAGTACACGGTATATTATTTGGTGGTGATTTTGATGGTGTTGGTGTAGGCGTTCTAAACGGTGTTGTACTTGGTGTTGGTGTTATTGACGGTGTTACTGTTTTAGTAGGCGTTGGTGTCGGTGATGATGAGACACCTATTACATTTGGTTGAAATGAAACATTACAACAACTTGGTACTTGTGATGCTCCGGCTAACGCGTTACCAATATTATTTACTTGAGTAATAGTATATGGAAATGTAGTACTTATTTGTTTAAGATTACTCCCACTAAAAATATAAATACCACCATTTATTGTAGCTAAACCATAAGGAAAAGGAGCAGTTGAAGTAATAGGTAAATCAAATTCTAATGTTCCTCCTAAAGTATATTGAGAAATCCAATATGAATAAGGAGCATTTCGCGTTTGTGTTGTTACAATAACCTTCCCATCTGTTGTGTATAATAAATCTCCGGATATTACTCTTCCAGAAGATAAAGTAAATAAATTTGTTATAACAACAGTATTATCCGGTGAAGGATTTAATGTAATTTGAATAATTTGATCATTATTAAATTGATCTGAGGATAATAAGGTTGTATTATCAATAGCGCATATACCTGATCCTAAAGCAATTCCTACGGGGATATTAATAGCTCTATTATATACAGATGTAAAAGGGCTTAATGTTATATTATATTCAAAAATAGTACTAGTAGCACCATTTAAAGAGGCATATAACCACAATTTTGTATTAGTATGAGCAATATCAGATGAACCTACTTGTAGTGGAGACGTACCTAAATTTAATAAAGTAGAAACATTAGTAGTACTGTTATAAGCATAAACTTGATTAGGTCCCCCACCATTATATATTACAGAACACTCAGATACTATTAAAGCATTAGAGGACGGACTAGGTGTAGGTGTTGGTGTTTTACTTGGTGATACTGTTATCGATGGTGTTTTACTAGGAGTAACACTTGGTGTAGCCGTTTTTGTTGGTGTCACACTAGGAGTAACACTTGGTGTTGATGAAACACTAATAGACGGTGTTTTAGTTGGCGTAATACTAGGAGTAACAGATGGTGTCGATGTAGGTGTTAATGAAGGAAACTCTGGATATCGTGATGTACTTACTGTTACAGATGGTGTTGCTGATACTGTTATAGAAGGAGTTGCACTAGGTGATGGTGCAGGACCAAACACTACATCCATACATAAAGGCTCTGGTTCAAATACAGGAACAGTAACTAAAGTAGCTGATGGAGTTGGTGTTGGTGATGGGGAAATGTCAGGAGCAACACATTCTTCATTTTGGCAATAACTTCCTGTATAAAATGTTACGGCAGGGTTTCCTGCAGATGGATTGCTACCACATATTTGAATTGTTTGTTGTGGAGCTATTGTAAACTGAGCTCCAACAAATCCATCACAAGTTGTATAAAAACTTTGGTATGAACTAAATTCACTAGTATTAATATAAGTAATACATTTACATTCAGGGGTTCCAGGAGATGGTGTTACACTAGGTGTTCTACTAACAGTTACTGTTGGTGTTGGACTAGGTGAACTATTAACAAACGTAACAGGAGATGGTGATGGTGTAACCGTTACAGAGGGCGTTATACTAGGAGTAGGAAACGGTGACTGTGTTATAGATGGTGTTGGTGTAGGTGATGTTGAAACACAAGGTTTACAATCTTCACATGTTTTATATATAGTTTCATCTATTATTACTATAGTAGGATTGCCTTCGGTAACTGTTAATACAGTATAACAATCACCTAATGAGTCTTGAAATATATCTCCAGGGATTATATTATTATTAACAACTATTTGGGTAATTGCTTTATCACAGCAGCTTTGAACTAACCAAACTGTAGTAGGTTCTTTAGGATTACATGGTGGTAAATCGATTAAACAATCATCACAAGTGTTATAAAGAGGTACAAGGTCTGGGAGGGATATATTTGGTGTAGCGTTAGTTGGAGCTATTACTTGATAGCAATTACTTAAAGAATCTTGAAAAATTATACCTGTATATAGAATACGGGTATATTTAATAACTTTAGTAATAGAGGGATTGCAGCAACTTTGGACTAGCCAGTTATATAGAGCCATTATAGAATATTTTATTATTTACTATGATTTATTACACGACAGTGTTTCATAGTATAAATATGGCGGTACGATTAGTTACTTTTTACTTTGTGGTGTAATTTCGTTTTGAGATTGCTCTTTTTGAGCTACTAATTCTTCTAATTTAGTTTGAAGTGAAGCAATTGCTTTAGCATCTTTTCCTAAAATTTGAATGTGTTCAAGAGATGAACGTAATACAATTAGTTCTTGTAGTGTAAACATAACTTATAATTTTAAAGGGATTGGTATTGTTGTTGAAGTTTATTAACTAGATTAACTAATAAGGGTAGTTCCCCACCCTTAAAAGTTGCATCTTTAATTATTCTTAATAGAAATTCAATTTCTTCTTTATTGTATTCAATTGGTTGAGGTTGTTTAGGTCCCTCAACTTTATCAATTAAAGCCATAACTAATTTAATTTATTTTTATGCGTAGATAAATATTTCACCTGTATCGGTGGCTGTATATATGTTACCATACCCATAAGTAGCACCACCATAAGATGGGTTAGCTGGTTTAGCCCCTGATAATCCATATTGTGTCGTTGTAACATACCCATCAATAGAAGCAAATGATGAAGACAAGCTGTTTAAGCTTGATTGCATTACCCATCTATTTTCAGGTGTTCCATATCCAAAAGCATGTCCTGAACCATCAGTTGCGTTTTGTACAATAAGACCACCATCTACATTTGTATTTGAACCAGAGGCTAATAATATAAATTGATCGGCAATCTCTAATACTGAGGATGATATTGTTGTTGTTGTACCTTGTACTGTTAAATTACCAGGAATAGTAATTGTTCCAGCAGCATTACCAATTCTCATTTGAAGTGCAGAACCACCAATATTAACTTGAGTTGCTGTTGAATTGAATAATGAAGCTGTTAATTGTGTTGTTGTTATATCACCACCATTTACTGCTAAATCACCTGCTATAGTAACATTTGTAGGTAAACCGATTGTTATAGTTTGACCAGAAGCAGTTGTTGTTATTTCATTCGCTGTACCGGAAACTATTAATGTTTGAGTTTGTAAATCTACTGTACCTGTTCCTGTATCACCAGCAATAGCTAAATCAGAATTAGCATTTAAAGCAAATGATGCTGTTAGAGCTTGAGAAGCACTAATTGCATATGATGAAGTAACTGTTAATGTGTTTGTTGTAGCATTAAATGTTAATGTACTTGAATCTACTCGTACTGCTCTATTACCTGTTGTACCATCGGCAAACATAATATAATAAGGACCTGTACCTGTTGTAGTATCTGTTACTGCTACTGTACTTGCTGATGCTGCTGTTATTGCATTAGTTGCCCAAGAAGCAGTTCCGAATAATGAACCAGAAACAACTGCAGTAGTTAATGTTAAACCAGCAATAGAGGTTACAGTAGTACCTAAATTTACAGGCGTTGTTCCAATTATAGAACCAGAATTAAGTAAGCTAGAATTTGGTATAGCTGCTAAACCCCATGTTAGCGTATCCGTTCCTGAGTTACCTGAGATGGTTAAACCTTGTCCAGATGATGAAGTAAAATTTAAAGATCCTGATGGAGAATCTGCTATTAAAACTGTTCCATTTATAGAAGCAGTTGCAAATGCATTCTTAGATGGTACTGTTGCTGAGGTTAAATATCCAGCATCATTATTTAATTGTGATATATTACTGCCCGACGTGACGAGCTTTTTCCATTCTGCCATTATGTTGTATTATTTTATATTAATAATTATTGTTATTTTTTGATGATAAATATTAAGGAACACCAATAAAGTATTCTCCACTAGCAGAGTAGATAAATCCTCCTGATATTGCTGTGGGTGTATTGTAAAATGGGGATAAGACCATTACTCCTTCATTATTAACAGCAAAGTATGTACTTCCTGTAATTTGGATCTGTAGTGCATCTCTACTAATATTTGTTGAATTAACTGTTAAAGCAGCATTACTTGATGTTGTATTAACCGATACTCCAGATTCAGTAACATAAATATTACTTGATGTAAGATCACTATTAGAGGTAAATAGAGCTACGTAATTTTCTAAACCATTAAATAAAACAAAAGATGCCGTTTCAGCGTATGAAGAGGATATAGCATTAGATATAGAACCACTAAAATACGATGCCGTTAATGCGTATGATGCGCTAAGAATATTGATTAACCCACTACCATCACCTGTAAAAGATCCAGTAAAAGATCCAGTAGTATACGATGAAGTAAATAAATTAAAAGATGCAGTAGTTAAGAAGGATCCAGTATTAGTAAACGAACTTGGTCCAGGGGGTCCTTGAGGACCAGGAGTAACAATTTCAACAACATTAGTGACTTGTTGAGGTATAACCAGTATATTGCTAATATCATTATTAACATCTACTGTGTTAAATGTACTCTCTACATTAACACTATTAATTGTATTATTGATTTGGATCTGACTCATTAGCTCACTACAGTAACTTCTTTACTTAATCTAACTTTACCTTCAAGTATTCTGCTAACTATAGGACAATCTCCACTTCCGGAGATTATGTCTAGATCATAAACGGCATCGTAAAAATTAAACATAGAAGAAGTACATGAAGCGATGTATATAGTAATTCCTCCAGATACCGCATTAGACATGTTTAATCCCGTACCATCGGGATTTAAACTACTACTTAACGTAATAATAGGAATACTAGAACTATATGAGTTTCTAATTTGCATTTTAGAACTATATTGAGTAAGATTAACAGGTACCCCAAGATTATCTTTATAGATTAGTGGGATATCAACTGTTGAACCTTGTTCAATTGTAAAAGAATATTTACCTGCGGCCATGTGTATGTGGGATTACTATCGATAAATATTAACTAGTTACTAGTCTCTGAATTCTTGGTATACTTGAAGTATAGGAGATACTATTTCGTGTCTATGGTTTGCTTTTAAAGCAAATACTTTAAATCCTTTTACATGTTCCTCAACTCTAGTTAAGAATGAAAATCCTGTATCTTTTTTAGTTTTTAAATCTATTTGAGCTAAATCCCCGCATATCACCATTTTAGATCCTTTACCTAGTCTTCCTAGAACAGTTTCCATTTGATCGTGTGTAACGTTTTGTGCTTCATCTACTATTACAAATGATTTAACAAATGTTCTACCACGCATAAAAGCAAATGGTACTATTTCAATATTGCCGTTTTCTAATTCTTTATCAACTTTATCTTTACCGTATAACATATAAAGATTATGATAAATTGGAGCCAACCATGGATCCATTTTTTCCTTTAAATCGCCGGGTAAAAATCCTAATTCTTCTTTAGCTACTGTAGGTCTTGTTATTACAATTTTATCTACTTCGCGCTTAAATAGCATATCTAACGCGGCTTGAACGGCAACAAGTGTTTTTCCGCTACCGGCCATTCCTTTTAATACTACTACGGGATTCTCTACGATTAAAGCTTTCGCTTCTTTTTGTTCTTCATTAAGTTGAAGGTTGAACTTAATTGGGTTTTTTGGTTTTCTCTTTGGAGTGAAAACTTCATCGGTGTGATGGTTTGAAGCCATAATGTAACGTTTTGGTTTCGTATAAATATGAAAAAAAAGAGCCGAGCTTGCGCTCGACTCTAATCTTTACTAAATATTTAATTATTAGTTAATACCTAAGGCATTTAAACCATTAACGAATACTTTACCGTAGAATTCAGGACGTACCATTTTCTTAGCGTAACGAGTCATGATACCTTTTCTTGGTGTGAAAGTTTCAGGATCGTACACAAGTGGAGTCATTAACAACGGAACGTATGGAGCATAAACAGCACCTGATTCCAAGAATTGAGCACCTTTATAACCCATAAGGATTACGTTATCACTAAAGTAAGGATTTACATATACTTTGTAACGAGAGTTTAGAGAACCAATTTTTTGGCTACCAAAGTTGAATACTTTATCCAATTCAGCACCTGCATCAGAAGCATATCCTGGGATAGACTGCATGATAGTAGCTACTGCTGGAGAAATTACCAAGAAGTTAGCTTGACCTCTAAGAGTTTTTTGCAAGATTTTGTTAGATACTGATTGTAATACTGTACCTAAAGTTGCGAACCAACCACCTTGTGTGTTATAGAAACCACCAGTTGTAGTTGAAGTTTGAACGAATGTTGAACCATTCCAAACTTTATTGTTTTCTGCTGACCAGTATCCTGTAGTAGCTGCTTCTTCAGTCAACATACCTAAGATTTCTAAGTCAATCTCCATAGCGATGTATTGAGATAACAATCCAGTTAATTCAGCTTCAGCATCGATGTTTTGGTAAGCATTCAAATCTTGAGCTAACTCAGGAGTCCATTGTGCTTTCAATTTACGAGTTTTCGCAACGATAGCATCTGATTTCATTTGGATGTTAACGGTTGGAATAACGATTTGAGTTTCACTCAATGAGTTAGGAATAGCGATTCCAGTATTATCAGCTTCAAAATCACCTCTTAATGCAGGAGTAGTTTGTTTTTCAAAGTAAACTGTACAAGAACCAGATGAATTAGCACCCGTTAAAGCAGCTGTTGTAACAAATGTTAATTGTGCAGTTGATGAGCTACTTACGTAGTTAGTAAACTGTTGTAATACGTTTAATCCATTGATCAAAGAGCTACTTGGAATAAATGCAGCTGCAGCTAAGAAGTCAGCATTTGTAAGTAAAGAAGCTGAGGCTGCTGAGAAGTTAATTACATATAATGACCCAGTAGAAGACTCGTAACGAGAATCCCAGTTAACTTGGCTTAATGAATTTACTAAAGATGCAGAATAAGCTATAGATTGTGAGAATTGGTTCATTGAGTAACCATATCTACCTTGTCCGTAAAGACCACCTGTTGGGTTAACGTTAGAGATATCAGCATTTGTAGCTTGAACATCAGCTAATGAACCGTAAAGTGATTTATTTTGTTGGAACGGAGTTTTATTATTTCCGTATTGGAAATCTAGATAAAATACAAGACCAGAAGGCATAGCCATTGGTTGTACAGATACGAATTCTTTAGCTACGATTTCAGCGAATACTCTACGTACTAAAGGCAATGCAATACCAGCCCAGTTTTCACCAGTACCACCTAACATTGAGTTTGTACCAGAAGTAACGTTAGTTTCAACTACTAACTGTTTTGCCTGGTTTTCAAGGATAACAGCCATGTTGTTTTTCTCAACTTGGTTACTGATTCCTTCAAGAAGTCCACTTTTTTGCCATTTAGTAGCAACTCTTGCTGCTTCTGCTTGTTGGCTTTTCCATGGATTTGCTCCTTCTAAGAGCATGTTTAAATTGTCCATTTTTTTAATTTTAATTTGTTTGGTTTATGTTTGCTAATTTTTGCATTCTAGTTATCCATTCGTTGTTTTCAACGATTAGTTTTCTAGGAGCCATACCTGCAGCTTTAGAAGCGAATCCTAATGATTCTTTCAATTGAGTTTTACCTTTAGTAGGAGCAACGAATGCTTCTGAAAGTGACTCATATACTAATTTAGCTTCTTTAGCAGATTCTGCTTTGTCAAATGCTTTCACAACTTTTAATTTTTGTGACTCGTTTAAGTTTTTAGCGTTAAAGATTTTATTAACGTAAAGTAACTTAGCGTTTAATAGATTAACTTCATTAAGTTCAGTACGAAGAGTTTTAACAGCTTCTAAAGCTAATGCTAATTCTTCATTCATTCTTTTCTCAAATCCGGCATCATCTCTGCGGGCTTTAGTAGTATTAAGATCTTTTGAACCTATTTTACCATGTTTTCCTGCTTCTCTTTCGTCTTCACGATCGTCGTAGCCTTGTTTTTTACGTTCGTCTAATTCACCTGCTTTTTTACCTTTTTCGTATTCATATTTGTCTACTTTAGATCTTTCAGCACGGCTTTCTCTTTTTTCACCTAATAACTCAGCTAAGATGTCGTCTAAGTCTTCTTCTAAATTTATGTCTTCCTCGTCTGCAGCTATTTCTGCATCACCAGCCATATCCATAGCGTCAACTTCAGCTTCGTCTTCGTAGCCTTCTCCGTCACCAGCACCTCCAGTTTCCTGAGAGATGATGTCTTTAATTAAACTTTCTAACTCATCCATAGATAAGTCTTTAACTTCTTTTTCCTCTTCTTCGTCTTCTTTAGCATCATCTTCAATGTCTTCAGCATCTTCTTCAGCGTCGATCATTTCTTCTTCGTCTTCGTCTTTTGCTTCGTTTAATTCATTTTCTAATTCTGCAAGAATTTCGTCAAGGTCGATTTCGTCTATAGAGTTGTCTTGGTCATGTCCCTCCATAGGGATATCATTCATCATGTTTTCGTCGAATTCTTCATCCATTTGACCTTCAGCTTCATATTCTTCTCTTAATCGAGCAGAGAACATTGACTGTAGACGTGGAGCGAAGGCTTCTTCAAGAGCAAGTTTTGCTTGTGTAAGAGCGGTTTCACGAACGGCTTTAGCATCAGCAATAGCTTCCTTTAAAAGGGCTTTTGTGTCTTTCATTTTTTCCTAAAATTTGTTTTGTGGAATAAGCTTATTGAGTAAAAGCTTAATAGGGATTTGTGTTTGTAGTGACGAGATATATAAGGATATCTCATTGGTCCTTAATAAATATATGTATAAAATAAAAAACCGCAACATCGTTGCGGTTCTTTTTTAATTTCCTTGACCTATATATAGTTTTTTGTAATTTTTTGAATTTTTTAACTTAGATGTTTTATTTTTTGAATGAACACCTGGTCTTTTTCTTTTTGGTTTCGCTATATAACTAATAACGGAACTGGTTTTTGCCTTTGCTGCCATTGGAATAAATTTATTATTTTATACTTGAAAAAACATTATTGGAGCACTTGTTGTATCTAAAGAAGCGCTTGTTATCATTAAATCTACAACTGTACCTGGAGGTAAGAATATTCCGGAACTTGTAGAAAAGGTAAAGGCATTTCCATTACCATCTCTTAATGCAGAAATATGACCAACTGCAAATGCTGATCCTCCTGCGGATACTACTGAACCCGAAGCTAGTACTTGAAATCTATTATATGAGCCTGTTATTGATTGTCCTGCTAGTACTAGGACAGCTGATGGAAATGGCATATTATTGTAAGTTTATTAATTTATATTTAGTTGAGTATATTAAATCTTCAACCGTGTCTATTTGATTTTGAATATAACTATCAGCTAGATCAGGAGCTTGACGTAATGTTTTTACAATAGCACATATTTTATCAAAATAAGCAATTATGTTTCTTGTATCACAATTATTATCTAACCCCATTACTGGTTTAAATTCGATTAATCCATTTTTACCTTGGTAGGATTCAACTAACCCATCAACTACACCGTCAATACTTTCATAATATTTTTGAAGTGCTTTATGAGCAGCATATGCTCCAGCTCCACTTACTCCTAAATGAAATATATGAGTTTGTGTTTGTGAGTGTAATAAAATTGATGCTAATTCTTCCATGTTATTTGGTATTTGGTAAATCGCAAGAGCAAAATCCAGCTCTGTTGCAAAGAATATCTGTTATTAATTCGTTAATTTTTTGCAATTGTGGTTGTTGTTTTGGTGCATTATGATTAAGAGATTCATTTACAATTTCCATAAACGCACCTTGTGTTGATGGTGTTGAAACAAAATCCCAACATACGATATCTAAATCGTCTTGTACTTCAACTGTTTCACCAATTTGTTTTACAGACCCCATAGCACGAGAAGAAATACCAACAGTAATACCTGCTAAAAGTAATTCTTTTAATATGTTTCCAGATGGTGTAGGTAATATTTCAATTTTACCCATTACATCATCACCTTGCCACCATAAATCTAATATATTATGACATACATTTTTTAAATTGATAATTGGAGATTCAGGATGATCTAATTCACCTAATGCTCTATTTTCCTTAATATATGTGTCTTTATATTTCTGTACTTCTCTTCTTAAAGTATCCTCAGGATAAACACGTCTATTACCGTTTTCAGCATTAGCACGTTGTACTACTCCTTCAACAATAAGACGGCCTTTATTTACTCTAACTGACTCTTGTAATAGTTGGGGCGTTAAAGTAAAATTGGAAATACGTTCTATTAATAGTTGTTTGCTCATATTATTGACCCATTTCGTCTAGTACTTCTTGAACTAGTTTTGTTATTGCCGGTTTTAGTCTTTCTTTGATATTATTATTCCCTGATTTTTCTGATTTTTTAGTATCTAGATTAACTTGTATTGCTTGGTTAAGAGCTGTTCTTAATTGAGTAACACTAGTTTCTAAAGAAGGATTAACTCTATCTAAAATATAATCAAATATAGGTTGTAATTCAGCAGCATTATTAATTAATTGAAGTTTTTGATCAATCATAGGTACTCTACCAAGTAACGCTGTTACCGATGTTGCATCTGCCGGGGTTTGGGTTTGAGCTTCTTTATTAAGTCTAGATTCGTCTAATTCAATTTTCATTAATTTAGCTAATTTTTGTCTAGCTTGATCTTTAAGTGCAGGTAATTTAGCTTTAATTTTAGTAATAGCATCTCTACCTTTTGCTTTAAGATATGCTTTAATTTCAGTAGAATTGTCTGTGTCTAAGAAATTTTTTAAAACGTCGTCAAATGATTTTTCATTCTCATCTATATCTTCATAGTCATCATATCTATCTGATACATCATCATCAGTATCCCAATCTTTATTTGGAGTTGATTTTGGCACATCGCTATAGTACGGTTCGTCATCGTAGCTGTTGTATTCTTTTAAACCACCTAAACGTTTCAATAGCATTTTAAATAATTCTTCTTGAGATATACCTAATCTATCAGCCATTGTTTGAATAGAAGCGTCGTTTTTAGTAATTTCTTTTTCAGCGCCTTTAAGATCTTCAGGTGATACATTTTCTCCAACTGGTTTTGCTTTGTCACCAAAAGCCATTAGAAAAGCTAATTCAGTTGAATCACCACGCATTGCTTTTTCAGCTGCTGCTTTTACTTTTGCAGGATCAATTTTTTTAGTATCAATTAATTTTTTAATCTCAGTATCAACACCTTCTTTAACGACTTTAACTTTTTTTAATTCGTTTTTAGTATCGTTGTTTTTAATAGGCTCTAAACCAGAAGATGTATCTTTAACTTTTTTATTTGCTTTAATTTTTGGTATATCAGTTAATGTTGTAGCAGGATAAATACCATCTTGTTCATCTACCTCAGGAGATTGCTCAACTTTTTTGTATTTAGTTTTAGCATCTGGTGTTGGTGAATCGTATGTTGGTTCTTTATCAGGTGTACCTTTAACAGCATCCCCTTCTACTAGCATTCCTTTAGTTTTTAGGATAGCTACTGAATCAGCAAATGAGTTTTGGTTAGTAACAAAACTAGGAAACATCATTCTTGCATTACGCAAAAATTGATGTTTGGTCATTCTACCTTCTTGTAACTCTTGGTATTGAGTGCTAATGTTTTTCATTATTCTTCAGTATTATCGTCAACGCTTTCGTCAACAGTTTCATCTTTTCCTACTAATTTTTCTAATATATCTTCTAAATCTTTTTTCATTTGGTCAGTAGGAAATACTACAGCGTATGATTTAGGATTTGTTTTATAATATTTTTCAGTTTCTTTTTTAGCTTTAGGTAAAGCAGATTTAATTTTAGTAACTAGTTCAATAAGTTCACCAAATGAATCTATTCTAGATACTTGAATTTCTTCTCTTTCCTTTACTTTTTTAGAATCTTCTTCTTTTTCTTCAGCTAATGTAGATAAAATATCTTCAAGTTGTAAAGATTCTTTTTCAGTGTTTAATATACGACCATATGCTTCTTTCATTATGCGATAATCTTTCATTAACTCACCAATGTCAGTTTTATGAGCACCACCAATACTAGCACCAGATTTTTTAGCTTCTTCTACACGATATTTAATTTCATCGCCTAGTTCGTCTAATTTAGATTTAAGTTGGTCTTTACTTAATACTTTTTTACTTTCGTCTTTCATTATTTTGATAGTTTTTTAACGTTTTGAGATAACTCATGTAATCTTTCAGACAAATCATTAAGTTGTTCTACTTTAGATGTCCAAAATGTATCTTTTTTTACTGCATTTTCGTCTTTTAATCGAGCAGAATATTCAATTACTTGCTCAATTTCTTTAATACGCTTTTTTACTTCACCTAATGCGCGAGTAATTTTACGTTCCGGAGTTACTTTAGAAACATTTTCATTAAAACGACGATAAGATATTTCGTTTAATTGTTCTTCTTTATAAAGTTTAACAGATTTTGGTTTTGGAGTTGATGGGAATTGTTTGTAATCATATATTTTAGAATCAGAAGGCATACCCGGTTTTACTTTTTTAAATCCGTCTTTAGTATATGTGCTAATATCTGCTTTACCTCCAAAATATTTTCCAGTATATTCACCACCAGCGCTAGCGGTAGTACTAACACTACCCCCACCATCTTCTGAAAGAACACTATCAAGTAATTCGTCTATTATTTTTTTAATGTTGTCTGGTATCATAGAGCTTTTATTTCATGGATTAATTCATGAAACTGGAGGATATTTAATATGTCCTCGTCTTGTACTTGTTCGTTTTTATCTAAAGGTTTAATTATAGATGCTAACTCTTTAAGTTTAATTTTTGTTCTTTGATCTGCTACTTTATGTTGTAATAATTCTAATGAATTTTTAATACTTTCTAAGTTTTCATTAATGAATTCTTTTAAAGAAACAGTATTAGAGATTTTATTAATGTATACTCTTAATACTTCACGTTGTTCCGGTATTAAATTAGCATATTTTTCATTAAATTTCTCAATCATTATTTGTGAAATCAAAGCACGAGTTGCTTTATCATGAGAGGCATATTCAAGCATCACTTGATTTTCAACTTTATCCTTATCTATATCTTGTTTTGTCAAGAATTCAAGTAAAGTTATTTTGTTATCAATTATAAATGATGGATCTATAAATTCTAATGATATTTGAGCTTCAATTAAATTATAAATAGAGGCATGTGCCTTATAGTTATGAATTTTTGCTTTAAAAAATTCCTCTAAATCGTAATGTTGCTTAAGTTCCTTAATAAGGTTATATTTTTCCTTACGTAAAGCAGTACGATTTAATCGTTCCGCTAACTTAATTGTAGAGGATATAATACTTTCAGCTTTTACTTCGTTTAAAGAAGCAGCCTTAGTTAAAGCTTGGTATAATTTGTATTCTTTGCCTATTTCCCCTTTAGAAAAATATTTTTTAACAATACCAACAGCCGCGGAGTCTTTATTAGACATAATATCTGCGGTGATCTGTCTGGTAAGTAATTCAAATAATATACCAGTGTTCTTAAATTTGTTATGTTTTAGTTTCACTCTGTTAATTTACTGTTTATAAATATGTATTTGTTTATAGATCTTTAAGATTTGATTCATCTAATAATGAGGAACCTGTTTCTTCTTTACTAAATACATTAGATTTAACAAACATTTCACTAAGCATTTGTTTATTTTGTGCATATATTGCTTTAGTTGACTCAAGCGCTAATGGTGAACCACCTTTAGGGGTTGGAGCCGCTGGTGTATCCGGGTTAAGATCTCTAGATTTACCAAGTGGATCTTTACCTAATATACGTTTTTGTGTATTATAAACAGATGTTTTTTCTTGTGGTCTTCCAACAGGTACTTCTTCATCATATGGTGGTGGTACACCCATATCGTTTCTTCCTTTACCATACAGTGAAGCAAGATCATGTGGTGTTCCATATGATTGACCACTTGTAACAGGGTCATTACCTTCGTTTTCAATTTGAGATAATCTAAACATACGTTTTTTATCTTCAACAACAAGATCTCTCATGTCATCATATTTGTCTTCACTCATATGGAATAAATAATCGTAAATATAGTCAGTTGGGAATAAACTAGCATCCATGATTTGTTTAGCCAAATCAACTTTTTCTTTCATTAATGCTACTCTTTCTTGATCGTAAACAATAGATGGAGTAGTTAATTCTAATTCAAAGTTTGTTAAGTTCTCATCAGTATACCCTTGAGCATATAAGTGAACTAATGCTATTTTAGTTAATTCAGATACAACAATACGTTGAATACGCTCAATTGTACGAGCAAAACGAATATCTTGTTGTGCTAATGTAGATTTACCTTCAACATCTGCTTCATATCCTAAAAATGCTTTTGGCACTTTCATAGCAGATAACATTTTGTCTCTTAAGTAAACAACATCATCAATAGCGTTGTATTCAAGACCAGGTAAAGTATCAATTTTAGTTGATGTGTTTCCACCTCTAACAGGTATATAGAAATCCTCATTTACAGTCATCATGTTGTAACGTAAATTGTATTCACCTGTTTTTGGATCAACCATAGGAGTACGTTGAGTTTGTCCTTTTAATTTTTCCATGAACGCAGGAATTTCATTTGGTGGAACATTTCCAGTATCCACGTAATAAACTCTACGTTGTGGTGCTCTTAATATACGGTGAATTAACATTGCATCTTCCATCAACGCTAATTGCTTAAATATTTTACGAGCTGGTTCGATATATGATCTTCCATAAGGTAGAAAGTTATAATCACCTAATAGTCTGAAGTTGGCTACCTCATAGTTTTCAAAAACCATGTCTTTATTATCTAACCCACCTAATACACCTGTATATGCTGCATTTGGTTCAACTCTAAATTGAACATATGATGGATTTTTAGGATCTAACCCTTCTTCTCTAATTACGTTATAAACGTTAAGTGGAACAACTTGATACACACCATACTTTTCAGCAATATGCATATGTAAATAAAAATCACCATACTTACACATTGAACGAACCCAACCCCAAAGGTTAAATTCGATATTAAGTACATCGTAAAATAAATTGTATAATATTCTTTGAATATTTTCGTCAGCAGATTTAATAGCTAATACTTCACCTGCTCCATTTTTCAATGTAGACTCATCTGCTACAATATCTAATACAGAAGCAACAATTGGGTCACCATCCATTACCTCATAATCATTATATAGTTGAGGTCTTAATACTGTATAGTTGGAGTAGGGAGAGTTACCAACATATGTGCCTAAACCTCCAGTATAGATACGTTGGTATCTTTCCGGGTACATATTGGTTTGTACCACACCAGTTGCTTGGATGTGATCACTGTCTATTACTTGTATTTGGCTCCCACCAACGTTCCTAATGATTACGTCGTTTGAGAATAATCGTTTTAATCTACCAAATAAGGATGTATCTATCATGTTTATAAATATTTTTTTATCTTAATAACCAGGTAATATCTTCTTTACCATGATCTGCTTGTATAGCCCATGGATTAGCCATTTGTTGCCCGTGTGCGTTTATAGCATTCATGGTACCTCTATCCATAGTCATATTCATTAAATTTGTTCTATCGTATTCTACATTAGATTTTCTAAATCTTAATGCTGTATCTCTTAAATATAATCCCATACTAAATGACATTACGGCGTCGTCATTGTATCCTTCTTGGGCTTGTGGTTTACCGTTTTTCCAGATAAACACTTTCATTTCATCTAATAAACGTTTAGATTTAATAACACATGCTTTTTCATGAGTATATTCTCTAAATTTTTCAATCATTAAAGGGCGTGTTTTAACTGATGTTGTAAAACCAGCTACTAAACTATCTAGATTTTCTGATCGTCTAGCCCATTGATCTGATGTGTATGCTTCTGTTTTAGGTGAGTAATATAAGTTTTTATATCCTCTATCGATTGCTGTTTGTACAGTATCCCAACCCACATTTGCATTTTCAATTGCTAATAAAGCATCATTGTATTCTGCTGCTAAACCAACTAATAAATGTCCGTAATCGCGAGTTCCTATTTGTCCTTTATATTCGGCTACTTGTGTTGATGTTTCAAGATCAAAAACATGGCATGCTGAGTAATCTTTTCCATCTCCTCGTGCAACGTCTGCTGTTACTAAATATGATTTATTATAATCTGGTTGTTCCCAAATCCATAGATTACCATCGGTTCCTCGCTTTTCAACAGGTTCTACAATATTTGCTTCAACCCATTGCATTACATCAGCTTCGAATACTGTATCTCCGGAAGTATTAAAATCGCAATCACATTCCTGAGCAGCCATTTTAATTCCTAAATCGGCATCTTGTTGATCACGCCATACTTGATTTCGTTCAGGATGTACATTCCATTTTAACCTAATTGGAACAAATGAATTGGATCCTATTTCTGCTTTTTGCCATGTTTGGTGAAACCAGTTTCCGGTTCCGTTTGGAGTAGATAATGCTATACATCCTCCTCCCGTTGCTAATGTTTGTTGAGCAGAAGCAAATATTTCATGTATACTATCAATGAACGCGGCCTCATCTATTATAAGTAAAGATACGGCTTCTGAACGACCGGCATCCCCAGCTGCTGATACTGCTTTAACTTGAGATCCGTTTGGTAATTTAAGTAAGAGTTTGTTGTTCTCCAAGGGTTTCTCGGCTCCTTTTAACCAAGATGGTAAATTATCGTACATGAATCGTACTTTTGTTACCATGTTTTTAGCTGTTTCTTGTTTTGTCGCTATACAAAGTATATTTTTATCACTTTGAAATAACATTAACCATAAAGAAAAACCAGCTACTAGGGTTGATATACCTAACTGTCTAGATTTTAATACAACGTTGTAATTATTTTTTTGAAATTGAAATAAAACCTTTTCTTGAAACGGATATAAATTAAATTGTATTCTTCCCCTTGTTGGATGTTGAATCATACAATATTTTTTCATAAAATGAGCAGGATCTGTCATACATTTAATGTATTCCTGTTTGATTATCTCTTTTATGTTTTGTTGTTCACTCATGTAGTATTTTTATATATAAATATACAAAAGGCCTAACTTAAAATGAGCCAGACCTTTATGTAACTTATTATACGGGTGTTTAATTATGTTAAGTCTTGTAAGACATTAATTAAATTATTAATATCTTCAACCTCAACTACAACTCTTTGTCCATTGTCTTGAGATATTATTATTAAACGAGGATCCATTGGGTGTGATTTAACAGATACTCCACGATGTCCAGAACCAACGTTAGCTCTAAATTCATCATTTCTTTCTATTTCTCCTAATTTATATTTGTCTACATTTGGAGAAGTATCTTCCATATCCTCATATATTGAATCGTAGTCTTTAAAATCAGTATTATCATCATCTACACCTTCATGAACAGTATCGTCATCATCAATATAATCTGCTTCATCTACTGGTTCTTTCATATCATCTGCTAATTCTCTAGCAGCTCCAAATAGTTGAGTATCCGACCAGTTTCTAGCTTCTTCTCTAGTTAAACCTAAAAAATCGATTAATTCGGTACGACCCATTTTATTAATTCTATCCGCAGTAAATTTATTGGTTTCTTCAATAAATTCAACTGGATCTTTTTCTGTTCCAAGATTTTTATTTCCTGTTATTCTTCTAGCTATATCTATTTTTGATTTTTTAGTTTGAGGAGTTTCTGTAGCAGGGTTAGTAACATCAATAGTTGCTTCACTAAGTTTTTTGCGTACTTTAGCTCGAATAGTTTCTTTTAATTCGGATATTTTCATTATTATTTGAGTTTACATTTATTATAAATATTTATAAAATGCTTCTAACACAAGCGCGATACGCTCTTCTGTTGTACCCTTAATGTTAATTAATCGTTTTGGTGGAAATCTATTTATCAAAGCAACAATAGTTTCATCAATTACATCTCTATATTCTGCATTAATCTCACGTACGCCATTATCTTCGATTTCTATTCCTTCAGGAGATATATAAAATACAATATCATATTGATCTCCCATACATGTTGCTAATTCTATATAGCGATATTTCGCATATACATCAATAGATTTTGCATTGTCTGTGAATGCACACACATCCCAAATAGTACGATCAGTTAGTACGTTATCTCGCATAATCTCGCTCGCACGTTCTGCTAAAAATATAATTTGTCCTGGTAGAGATGAATCTGTATTTAATGGAATGCCTAGATCACGTAAATATTTACTGCGTTCAGTAGCAATAAAATAATCCTTAAATTCAGGTAATTCAGCTAATGCTTTTACTAGTGTAGTTTTTCCTACACTCATGGTTCCTGCAAATCCTATTTTCATTATTTAGTTTTAAATAAAGGGTTCTTTGCTGGTGGTAAACCAGTATGATTACGTTTTAATTCCCTAATTGCCTCTATAGTAGTACCTTGGAATATTCCCCAGAAGTAATACTCTTTCTTACCATCTGCTTTAATTAATGCTGGGCCTTCTGTATTATGTAGTACCCAAATTTTTTCGTTGGCTCTAGGATCGTTTTTGTCTTGAACGTCGTGTCCTAGGCGTTTCGTCTGTGTTAGATACAACGTTTGTCCGTCCGGAGTCTTTAATTTTTTTTCCATCTTTTTTGGGTTTGTTTAATTCTGTTTTATGTTTTATATCTACCGATATAGGTCCGTTAGGGAATATATCTAAATTAAAAGTCCAAGTAGTTATACTTTCATCATCCTCATATACACGAGTATATTTATTTGGGTTTTCCGATTGGACTGGTTTTATTATTTTACGTCTTCCCATAGAGTTAAATATACGAATTTTTATTGATGTTTCAAAATATCTTCGGCAACGTAGATTCCTTGTGCACCACTTACTGTTATACCTCTAGCGGAAAGTGCATCACCAACGAAATGTACGTTAGGATACTTGGTCAGGGCTAAATTGGTATAATCAACAAGCTCTTC